CTAGCTTCAGATTGGATAGCTTTTCTCATAGCATTTCTATAAGCTTGTAAAGCCTGAATAGCTGGCATCCTTTCTCTATAATCAGCATTTGCCATACCCTGACTAAAAACTACGCTTTTACGATACGCTTCTGTACCGTTTAAATAACGAGGAGAAGTAAAAGCAAGTATACCCTCTGGTGATAAAGCATTGTTTATGGCTCTTAAAGCTTCACCATCAATAGTGCTCATACTTGCAGTTAGATCATCTATATTCTTTTTAAATTGTGTATTCTCTTCTGTAAGTAATTCTTTATTTAAAGTATATGATTTAGAATTTAGATTAAGACCTCCATCAACTTTACCAGATCGTGCTTGTAATTGTGAAAGTTCTGTAATTGTTCCATTTGCTATTTCTTGTACTATTTCATCATGTTCATCACTATCTGGCCCTAATTTATCAGCTTGTTCTAAAGCATCATGTATGGATAAATAGGTTCTTATAGTCGATCTCTCAGCACCATGTTGTTCCAAGACAGCTTTAAGTTGAGCAGTTATATTAGGATTATCTTCATTATCTTTTAAAAAAGCATCTGCTGCTTTTTCTGCTTCATCATTTCTAATTTTGGTTTGTCTAATTTCTTCTTGTAATATCCTTGCAAATTCTGTTCTACGTCTAGTATGATAATCGTTAAATACTCTATATATTTCTTTACCAGCTTTTGTACTACGAGCATTAGCTAAAGCTTTAAAGGTTACATTCTTAGAATAATTGCCTTTCATTAGTTCATTTAACTGTACAACATCCATGCCATCACTGTTGACAACTAAATTAAAAGCTGTAAGTTTAGCTTCTTCAACTGTATTCCAAGGGTTAGACGCATGGAAACTCTCACCTAATGCTTGTACATACCCAGAATCCAATTGACCTCCCGCTGCTGTTCTGTTATTGATTTGAAACTGCATTGTTTGAATACTGGTAGAATCTTTATCTAACCTTTCTACATTGTATATTTCTGTAGTTTGGTCAATCTGGAGTTTCTTTAGTTTTTCTTGAAATCCTAAAATAGTAGCAGGATTAGAAATTACACTTGCAGCTCTTAGTAAATAATCAGCATTGTCTTTTTCAATTTTAGCTATCTTCTCATCAGAAGAAATTAGAGGATTTTCAAGGATTGTTTTATACTCGTCACCATTATAGAAAGCTTGTACTTCTTTTTCTATTTTATCTAAACCATGAAGTTCTACAACATCGTCATAAGCTTGTATAGCTTCTTTGCGTAGACCATTAGGCATGACTTCATTTCTAATAGCATAGTTCACAGCAGTTCGTTTATCTGCTATGATCTCATCTTTCTTTCTTTCTTGGGCTATAGCATTAATTCCTGCACCAAAACTAGCTAGTCCTGATATTAGCCTAGTTGTTCCAATGTCTCTGCTGGCTTGCTGTAAGGCGTTAACTGTCTGTACAGTTTCATCCTGAGATGTATCTACAACATCTAGAGTGAAGAGCTTATCTGCTGATTTAGCCATTATATGTCTACCTGTCTACGCATCTTTATATATTTGTAATCCAGTACCTACAAACTCTAAGGCTGAACCTAAAGTACTTGGGCCTGAATCAAGATTAGAGAATGCTTTATTGTTAGCACTTAATGTGTTTAAATCTATATTAGAATGTTTAATAGAAAAGTTATTAAGAGTATTTTTAAAGTTGAAATCTTTACGAGCTAAAGCTTCAAAGCCATGACGTTGAATGTTTAATTGTGTAGCTTCCTTAGAAGCTCCTGACCTACCAAACACTCCTCCCATACTAGCTTGAAGTACTGCATTACTAGCTCTTTCTCTTCTAATTTGTTTTTGTAACTGAAACTTATCTAATCCAAACTTCTCTAATTCTAATTGTTGTTGTGAATTAAGGTTACTATGAGAGTTGTAGTTTAATTGGTTATTTATAGAAGCTTGTCTATGAGCATTAGCTCTTTGAATAGCTGCACTTCTAGCATCTTGTTGATCTCTAAGATTAAGTTGTTGTTTTTTAATAAATAGTTGCCCAAGAGCCAGTGCAGCAGTACCATAATCCATTATGCTAACCTACAGAATTCATAGAACTTCACGTTATTAATAACCTTTTCTCCAATTATCTTAAAGCCACACCATTTGATCCACTTAAGATGTACTTCATTTCTTGAGTCAATAAAGTTACAGAGATGTGGGAATATACTATTCATACCATCTACCTCCGATCTCGATTGTTTAAGGAAAGCAGTCTTGATCTTTATGAGACCTTCACTACCTAGCATCCATACTTGTCCTGTCTTGTCTGTCAATGGGACTACACCATACATCCCTACTACTCTACCTCTATGGTCTATGATAGTCCTACATATCTGACTACCACCAAAGGCTAAAGCTAAGGCTTTCTCTGCACTATGACCTAAGGTTGTTATTTCACGTTCATCTTCATACCTTAGGTGTAACGATAAGTACGCTGCATCGTCTAGTCTAGATTGCCTATGATAAGGCTTCATGTTATCTCCTGCCCACAGTCCTCACTACATAGTTACCTTCCCAGTCAGCTCCAGTAAGAGCAAGTGGTAAGTAAGAATCGGACAATATTTCTAGTTTTAATCCTTTAGCATCTGCTAATATTAACTTCTTAAAGTTACCAGTTTCAAAAGGTACTGTACCTATAGTATTCAAAGGTGATCCTAGTATTCTACCAGTGAAGGTATGAGTAAAAGGGTCTCTACCAGGGGCTGAAACTTTGAATTGAAAGTAGCCAGTCTTAAAGTAGTTAATGTTGAACTTACGAATCTTGAGTATACCACCAGATAGGGAACTAAGTCTACCCTGTACCTCAGTCTTAATGGTAGGCTCTGTGAACTCATACAGGAATTGATACTCCTTACCTACTTCAGCAGGATAAGCTGAGTGGTCTCCAGTAGCAGATAATATAGTAGGACTTAATTGTGTCAGTCCTTGTATCTGTGAACCTTCTTTACCTACCCATTCTGCTCCTAAGACTACTCTGAAAGTTGATCCAAAATTGTCTGGATAAGGAAGTTTCCAACTAGTAGTATCAGCAACACTATCGTATACTCCAGTAATTCTTACACTTCTATCAAGTAATGGTCTAAAGCTTAACTGGGTAGCACTAGGTGTCAACCCTGTAAGTTTAGCATCTTGTAGAGACATCTTATCTAAGTAAGTACCATCAGGTCTGACAATGATAAAGTAAGCTATATGATCCATTACAGTCATACCTATTACTTTCTCTTCATCTTTAAACTTCCACTTAGACCATGAGGTTAACTTCTTCTGTCCTTGTTGAAAGAGAAACTTGTATACAAATACTTCATTTAAGTTCTCATCAGACAAGATAAACATAAAGTCATCATGAGGTATAATCTCAAAGCCTTTACCTTTGATGTAACTAGGTACATGAGATGTAATATTCTCTGCTGTTTCTTCTTGTAGATCTTCTACTATACCAAACTCTCGTAGTACAGAGAAGCCATCATTCTCATCAGAGAAGTATACCTTCCTACCGTTGACGATAGGTTGCACTAGTTTATCATGTTCATACTCAGTAAGCAAAGATAGTTTAGCATTAGTAGGAGTCAACCCACCAGCTGCAAACTCAGTTAACTTAAGCTGAGAAAAGTCACTAAATAATATTAGGTTTTCATTGAATGGTACAGCATGACGTAGAATACTAACTTTATTAGTAGGAGATGCTAGATCAATCATGTCTGTATCTAGTAGATCTGTAGCAGTAGTAGCATAATAGTTAAAGTGCTCACCTAACTCTGATAGTATGACGTTCTCATTAGCTAAGAACCCTAGTCTATTCTTGTGGAAGAACATATCATTGAGGGTCTCACCAATAAAGCTAGGATCAGGAGCTGTAGTTTCATCACCAGCTGCTCTACCTACCCAGTCTATTTGAGCTAAGGAGAAGGCAGGTCTACCAAAGTCATCAGAAAATGATTCATCCCAAGGATTAGGAGCAGCTCTGACCATCTTGATAGGCATAGTAGAAGGATCAATATCATTAGCTAACCCTGGTTCTACTGTTTCTACCCACTCTCCTACATCTTCATCTGCTTGGTTGTTGTGTTTAATCCAGTAATCGTCTGTCCCAGAGCTAGGATCACCTGTGATCTTAATAGTAAAGCCATCTTTAGTTCTAGCAGGGAGGTCTGTAAAGTCTACTACACTGTCCTTAATGGCTATCATGTTAGCCTCAGGAGCCTCTGCATGGAGCGTAAAGTCTGCCCCATCTGACCTAGTTACATGGACATTACTACTACCAAACTTAGTAATAATAAAGCCAGCAGTAGCCATAGCAGCAGCTACATTGGTAACTAAAGTATCAGCATCTGCGTCAGCTGTGATAGAACCTACTGAGGTTCCATCTAAGAAGACTTTAAAGGTAGTGGAACTGGAGGCTTGCTTAATAAAAACAATGCCTTCAGGAGCACGTGAGGAGCTTACAGCGGTACTCTTAGCTGTGGCTGTAGTTTTGTTTAGTACAAAGGTGAAGTCAGCTACAGTAAATAACCTTAGGTTATCCCTAGCATCAGCAGTTCTGATATACTCTAGGGTCTCACCTGTGGATACTCCAGCTACTATTCTACTAAAATCACTAGGCCCAAAAGGATCAGAAAACGAGTCATCCCAAGGGTTAATAGGAGTATCTAAGCTAAAGACTTCTAGCTCTGTACCAGAAAAGTCAGAAGCAAAAGCACTATCAAATTGATCTGAAGTAATAGTAACTACATATCTTTCAGATGGGTCTCTGTTAATGAAGTGAATCTTAGCATCTAGATCTGTCTTATTGTTGAGCTTAGTAACGTGCTCTAGAGGAGGTCTCTTCTTAAGACCCTCTGCAATAGTGACCATGCCATTCTCTTGTATTTCACATTGAGAAGCTAGTCTTAAACTAGGTGGTTGCTGAGATACTCCATTGATCAGGTTGCTTATTTGCTCTGTAATTAATGGCATCTACCATAACTTCCTGTGAATCTGAGTTGTATTTAACATATCTAGTGTCCCATAAGCTACGTTCAATCCTGCTCTTTCTGCATCATCATCTAACAAGTCTGCATAAGCTTCTGCTTCTTCTTGTCTATTCACAGTCTCTGCTGATACTTGTCCTATAATTTCTTCTTGGAAGATCCTAGCAGCTCTAGTAGTTACATACTGTCTAAAGGTATTAGGACTATCTATGAAATCTAAGAGAGTAATAGTAACAGCATTGTTGAGATTCTTAGTCCAAGTAAAGGTGTTGTTATCTAGGTCATAGGCATACATACTACCAGACCTACCTCTAATAGTCATGAGCTGTCCTGGCTGATACACAGATAGAATAGACTCACTAAGAGGTATCCTATCATCACTATCTCTAGTTAACACTACATCCCACTCTGTATTAAAATGCCATCCCTTTTGTTGAGCTGCTCTATTTACATTAGAAAGTAATTTCTTAGCTTGAGTTACTTCTACTGTAGTAGCTGTTTCCAGACTAGATACAGCAGCTTCACCTATAGCAGATAAGAGCAGATTGACTGCTTCAAGCTCTGTCATAGGTGTTAAGGATATAAACGCCATTTTAAGTTACCAGACTGTGAGCTGTAAGTTGTGCCATTCGTGCTAATACATTACCTGTGCCATCAACATTACCAACCCAGAGGTTTAAGTAATCATTGGTAGCCATTGCAGCAAAGCCAGAGATAGACATAGGTACTGAGTTGGTTGTAACTCTTGGACAGAAACCACCAGTTTTAGCACCAGTTACTATTGTTCCATTCTTGGTTACAGCAAAGACTAACTCATGGTCAACTACAGATGTTACAATCTCTAGCATGATTGAAGCTGTAAAGAATACATTAGTAGTTGGAGTACCTGTGTACCTCAACTGTCCATCTGTATTCATATCAAATTCATTAGCTGTAGGAGCTGTGCTAAGAGTAAACGTACCACCTGTCTCTACTGCTACCATGTTGGTAAGAGAGTTAGCAGTTACATTAGCTTGTCCTGCAATGGTAGTAGCACCAGCTGTACTGATGTAAATACTTCCTTGTTTTGTCTGGCAAGTCTCTAAGAAATCCCTAAGATCTTGAGGCGTAATAGAACCAGCAGCCTGACTGTCTTGGAACAGATTGCTTGCCATATCTGTGACAGTTCTGCTTGTATCTGCCATTAGTTGTTCTCCTTATTATAAAAAAAAGGGGAGTCTATACTAGCCCTCCCCACAGTTTAACTATCTGTTATCGTAGTACCAGAACCTGAGCCTTGTACTGACATACTAAAGCCACAGTTCATGGCTGAAGCAACACCAGCTCTACCAGCCAAGCGTACCATAGTCTTTGCAGGAACTACAAATGGAACATTTCCTGGGAAACTAAAGCTACCAACATTACCAGCATTACCACCAGTAGTAGATACGATATCATCATCGCACTCTACAATGGTCATCTTAGCAATGTCACGCCATGTTTCAGAGTTAGCTACACCAGAGAATCCAGCATAGGCAATCTGAAGGATAACCTCACAGACTCCTGCACCAGCAGCAACGGGTAGTACATCACCCCAGAAGCCGTGGATATACCCAGTGTGACCAGCAGGAACCATCCATGCACAGTTACCTGAGTCCCTAGAACCTGCATCAATTATAGCATGGACACCACCACCAGTTAAATCAGCAATGGTGATAGCACCAGCAGAAGCAAGACCAGTACCAGAAGCAATGATCTCAGCTTTCTGAATAAAGGTAATATTCTGCTCAGTCAACTCAACTTCAGTCGTACCATTCATTGTTACATTCTCTGTATATTGATTAAAACTATCATCAAGATATGTAACAGCTACAATCTGAGCACCAGTACCAGCAGGAGCACCATCATCAGCTGAAGCAGCAGATACAATATCTATATCTGCTCCAGCAATGACAGGAAACACACTGTCGGCATCGGTGTTATTAATTCCCTCTGCTGTAGTACCAATAGTAGCGTTATCAGCATAAGGCTGTACTAGCGTTACATTGGTAACTGTATTAGCAGCTAAGGCAAGAGATTGGATATCAGCTATATCAGTCATAAATTATATCCTTTCCCTTAAGAGGTTTTAAATTCAACACAGCCTTCAGGACGGATAAATCCGTGGCCCATCGCATACTTAGCAACGATGATCCAGCCCTGATTCTTGATGCTGTATTCAGTTTCAACTGCAAGGTTCAACAACTTAACAGTAGCTACAGAAGACTTGTGCATAACTAGTGCTTTAGTCGTACTGAAGTTACCATCATGTGCCGTTACTTGAGCTGAACTGACGTTACTAATAGGCAGGTTGTTAGTCTTCACAATGTGAATACCAGCTACCTTCATGACTTCGCCTTCTGAATATACACCACTTCCACCCCAGTCACGGTTGATGAGGTCAGTAGTCTCTGCCATCAGATAATACTGAGCAGGACGGATGTACATATAGCGGTCACTCTCAGGTACATTGTTCTCATCTAGCTGTTCAGCAGCATCAAACAAGCCACTACCTAGAGTAGAACCAGACGTACCATAAGAAGCATTAGTAAGTACAGAACCACCGTTACCACTAGTTACTAGCGTAGCAGATCGTGCTCCCAAGACTCCTTGTTGTAAAACATTCTGATCCCATTGTGTACCCAAGGCAATACCTGCTTCCTTAGCGTAAATAGAACGAACTTCAAACTGAGACATAGCCTCATCCAAGTTGTTCACAAAGTGATCAGCGATCAAGAGACCATCAATAGAGATGACCTTCTCGTTCTTGTGAATAATTGTACCATCTAATGCAATACCAGTGGTTCCCGTATCTCCAGAGCCGTTGATGTAAGCATACTCAGTAGACGCAGTTTTCCATACTAGTGGAAACTGTGCTGAGATACCCGAACTAATAGATCGGATAACGTGCTTGTCCATCGTAACTGAGGCTTGCTCAAAAGCAGTTAATACTTCACCTGCATATACTTTAAGAAATAATGCAGAGGAATCACCAGCAGAATTAGCTTGTCCTGTTCTCGTCATAGTTAAGACGGGTGCAGAAGTATTCGTAACTGACATACTATTCTCCTAGTTTTTTAATTAATTGATAAAAAGTATCTAACATAATAGCTATACTTTTCTTTAACTTTCAACTAAAAGTTATCAACCGCAGCTGGCTTTTGTTTACTTGTTTAATACTTGATAGCGGGTACTACTTATAGTCTCCCTTGAGAGAAAATATCTGATCGGTCTAATTTCTTAAGTACATCCTGCCTATAAGCAGTATCATACTCATACCGTTTGTCTTTCATCGCAGCAGTTACTTCAGCATTAGACCTAAAGACTTGTTCAGAACCCTCAGGTTCCGCTTGTGTGCCTCCATAAGTCGTGCCTTCACTACCAGCTGTGTTGGTATAATCAGACCGTAAACCTTTAGCTGCCATAATAGCAGTATTAACATCTCCACTATTAACAGCCTTATCGTAAGCTTGAATTTGATCTTGGTTATAGTTAGCCTTAGCCCACTCAACCATGTTACTGTACTCAGCATCACCACCTACAGAAGACTTCACATTGTTACCAATCTGTTCACCCAATGCTTTGACTCCTGCAATGTATGTATCAGCATACTGTCTACTGATACCTGCATCTTCTAATTGCTTATAACTGTTTTCTCCTAGAGCACCATTAGTCATGTACTCCTGTTGGAGAACAGCCATATCGAATGCACCTTCAGCTACATCAGGAGCCTGAGGTATACTAAGGTCTGACTCTTCAGCTACATACTCTTCCTCTTGTGGTTTACCTAACTTCTGTTCTAGTTGCTGATAGCTTTCCATGAGTTTATTGTAGTCACCACCAAACTTATCCTGAGGTTCCATCCCTGGTGGGACGATCTCTTTCTCTTCAACCAAGTCAATCATATCTTGATTGTGTGACTCTTCTACACTCATGTCTGACTGGACGTTCTCAACCGTTAGCTGGTTTGCCATATCTCTCTCCATAAGTTTCTTTGATTGTTCCGTTACGCAACTGAATCTTAGTGTACGTTGAAGGAAGAGAGTTGTGAGTTCTAACATCAGTCTTCTGTTCTAGAATCTCACTGACAATTTCAATGTTCTTTAGTTCTGCTTTACTTGTAACAGACCTAGCTACTTTATCCTTAGCTTTTATTTCTTCCTTCTCATTTGTATCTTTAGTTTTGCTCACCTTGTTGTGCTCCTTGTCTAATCATTTCACCACCCTGCGTAACAGCATTAGGTGTAGCAGCTTTCATCATCTCTGCTTGTTGTTGTGCTTGCTGGGCTTGTTGTCTCTCTTGTTGTACTTGTTCTTCAGTCTTAATGAGTCCCTTCATGTCTATACCAAAGCCTACTCCTAGACGTTTAAGAACGTCACTAGCATTGATATATCCTACTACAGTTTCTGGCCCTAAGATCTGTGTTGCAGTCTGTAAATAAGTAGCTAGTTTATTAGCATCATTACCTCTACCTAGTGCTTCAAACCCAGTGATGATCACAGGTTCTACTGTACCCTCAGGCAACTTAGGTAACTTCTTCTCTCTTTCTAGTACTGCTATAATTCGTCTGACTAATGGTAACTGAAGTTCATGTGAAAGAAGACTATAGATACCACCCAAGCTAGTCTCTAGTTCATTAGCTAGAAATCTAATCTCTTCAGCAGTTACTCTCTCAGCATCCCTTTGTACACTCTGGTTTAACAAGAAGGCAGCAGCTAGTCTACGCTCTACACCTTCCATTGTCTCTCTTGCTACTCTGAAGTCACTGAACTTCTCTACTTGTACTACAGTAACGTCATCCTTATGTCCCTGTCTTACAGCTAGGTTAGGTGCGTTACTAATAGTACGCATCTTAGTAGTACCATTAGGTTTAACTAAGAACAATACCTTAGCAGCAGCAGCTGTACCTTCAATGATAGCTTTACTTAATCCTTCTACTGTCTTGAGATCACCTAGGTACTCTTCTACAAAGCCTCTTCCATAGTCCTCACCATCAATAGCATTATATCTTAAGGCTAACCAAGGGGTCTTCTCTAAAGGATACTCAGACTCTGTACCAGGGATTCTCTTATCGTTTACTTCTTGTCTTACTTTGATCTTCTTATCTACACGTTTAACTGAGGTGTACAGACTAAGTTCTCTTTCATTACCATCAGCAGAAGTACCAGTCTCACTAGGAGGGGCTGACTTAAAGATCTCTTTGTACAACTCTCTACTCATCTGTTCTTTAACTATAATTTCTAGTACTTTACCTTGTGGATCTCTTCTTACTACATACTGATCTAGATGGAATACTCTGATAGCATTATCTTTCTCAGCATGGAGTACAGCATTACCAGTAATAAGTAGGTGACGTATACACTCATTGAGTGGTACACGCATAGCCTTACCTTCTATCTCATCCATGACTGCTCGTTCCATAGAGTTAAGTCCTTCCTCTACTGGAGCACGTTGTTGCTGTAGTTCCTCTAGTGTGAAGTCATCTATTTGAAACTTAAAGAATGGAGAATTAGGTGGGAACAAAGTCAATAATAATTTTGCTGTTAAATTATTTATACCTCTTGCTCCTACCCCTTGATAAGGAGTGGGTAGTGTCTGATTGTATGTAGCATTTCTAGGTAGAATGAAAGGTAAAGTTAACTCTGCTGCATCCCAAGCTTCCTCCAAGAAACACTGTCTGTATACAGCTAAGTCACTGTATCTTTTACTAAGTCCGGTTTCTTGTGTCATGCGAATTGAAGTCCTGTAGATGCAAACGAGGAAGTGTCAATACTAAGATCACTTACGTCTGCTTGTGAGAGTTTACGTTTCTTACTGCGACTAATAGCCTGTGCTAAAGAAGCACTTGCTTGTCTGCCACCACTACCTGTGGTAGCTATGTGTTGACTGTTAAACTGTTGTTGTAGTACGTTTTGGGAAGCTGAGGTGTATGCTGAATAGTCTGGAGCTTTAGGAGTGAGTGCTCCCATAAGAAGTCCTCCAGCTAATCCAGTAGCTGCAAAGCCTAAGGCTCCCGCAGATGTTACTGCACTTCCTACTGAAGCAAACAACGATGTACTAGTACTAGCTCCTAACGAACCTCCTATACCAGAGCTAACACTTCCTGCTCCTAATCCACCAGTACCACCAGTAAAAGCACCAGTAGCACCACCTATCAAAGCTCCTTGTAGTATATTACCACCAGTAGCTGCTGCACTAATAGCTCCTACACTAGCACCAATAGCAATACCAATGGAAATCGGTTCACACATAGTCTAACCTATATTCAATCCAGTAGGCCCACTTGAACCAAGGGTTCTAAACCTAGACTTCCCTGTAGCTCTCCTTGATGTCCTAGTCTTAGCCTTGGTGGTTGCTTTTTCTGAAGGACTCTTAGCAGAGGCAGCGACAGTAGCAATCGGGGCTGGAGGACTGGGAGGGGGTGGGGGAGGAGGAGGTGGAGGGGGCGGTGGGGGTGGCGGTGGAATACTTGGTGCTCCCCCACACATAAGGACAGTCAATAGGTTTAACACTCTCTTCTCCTAACTAGTATTTATATTAATTTGATCTGTATTTTTAAACTGATCTTCTCTTAATTCTTCCTGCTTATTCTTTAACCAGTAGAGTACTTTAAGTTGACCTTTAAGTTCACAGGTCTGCTCCCAAGTATCTACTGTATTTATAGTATGAGCACCAAAGTTACTCTCTAATGTCCTGAGTAAACCATCGGTTATTACTATGTCATTCTCAAAATTCATGTAAGGCTCTCCTAAAGACCCGATATTATTGGAGTCATCACTCCAATTTTATTTAGTAGGACAAACACCAGTAGCACACTCATCATTTTCTATCTCATGTGAGCTACCAGTAGCACTAAAGTCTACCTCATTTAACTGAGATACATACTCATTATATCTCTCTTCAGTAACTACTTCTTGTGGGAGGTACGCATAGACGGTATTAGTAACGGGAAGAAAGCTAACACCAACGTAGCTAGACCAATTAGTTTTAAGCCAAGCTCTAATCCCAGGCACTTCATCCTCTTTATAAGAAACCGTAATCGAGCAGTTCTGCTCAACGTAAGAATCCATGAGAAGCTTGTACCTTGCCAACTGTTCAAGAGCCGTCTCGTTGTTAACATACTTGTCTCCCTCTTTAGTAAATCTAATGTCATCCCAGCATACAGGGAAGGTAACAATAGAATTGTGTTCATCAATAGGATTAACTACTACATGATACCCTGCTTCTCTTAGCTTAGGAAGCATAGGATCATTGATGGAGAAGTTAACATTGTTAAAGATGTACTTACCTATAGGCTTATGACAACCCTCAGTAGTGTCCATGATCTTACTCAATGTACCACTAGGTTTAATAGTAGTGACGTTCTTAGGACGTTGAGTACCTAGCTCGTCTGCCATTGAGTATGCCCCATGTACTGCTATGTTTCTAAATCTTTTATAGTCGTATTCATTAAGGTCTTCTCTAGTGGTAATTCCGGTGAGACCAACTCCGCATAGTCTAAGATATTCGTTGTTCTCATGCCATGTTCTCTGTAAGATTCCATCATCAAGGTTGACCAGTGTTTGCCTATAGTTCGCCCTAGCTGTAACATAGAGTGCTCTATCGAGTCCTCCGTTATCATCCCTGAATTTTCCAACATCGACTTCGGTAAGATTACAGAAAGCTTTATTTCCAAGGAGGATTTCGGCACATGGATTGACTCCTGAGAACCAAGGTGCTCTTCTTCTTGCCTCTGCTCCATTGATAATTCCTGGTTCGGAACCTCCGCTTTCTTTAATAATTTCAAAGACTTGTCCCAGTTGTGCATCAGTAGGTTCCTTCCAAAAGACTACACTATTATTAGATTGTGAACGATGGGGAGAATGTTTTAGATCATCCTTAGCTCTTGCGAACTGCTCCCACTCTGGAGTATCATGATAAACCAAAGCTATCTCTGCTGATCTACGAGAGGATAGCACCGTTCCCAGCCAGTTCATTACATCTAGTATGTCCATCTTACTCAGCAGCTGACCACTCTTCTTGTTAAGAATCTGTGCTATTGCTGTGAAGGCTTTGGACAAGGGGCCGTCACCTGAAGAGATCCATCCGTACCCTGCAAGACGCTGCCCTGCGGGTCGTAGATTTGTAAGGTCGAGTACGAACTTTGTAGCTTTCCCTTTGTAAGCCAGAAGCTTACCGATACTTTTAGCCCAGGCTTCAGCGGAGTCTCCAACTGTAACACTCCAAGTCCCGGTATCGGCATCGAAAGATTCTTTGTTTCCTTCGTGTCCACCTTTCTTGGTTCGCTTACTTCTAAGGACTTCAATGGTGGTGATAGGTGATGTAAACCCGCTAAGTGTTCCGACAACTGGCGTAAACCCAACTCCACAACCTTGTAACAAGAGCCAC